CGATTATTCGTAGCGTCAACGTGAAGTGTATTTGTATCGACTGTTAAACCATCAGCAACTAAGGTTCCCGTAACCGTTGCTCCCGTTGCACTCGTTTCAAAAGTTTTGACGTTATTGTGAAATAATTCTACGGCTCCGTCATCTATGAATCTTGCAAACGTTTCATCTCCTGAATAACTCATTAAATGAATATCATCACTCCTAAGTTTTAAATCGTCAGAAGCCATAATATGAAGATCACCTGTTCCTGTATCCCATAGGTAGCTGTTGCTTTGGTCATGATAAATTTTTAAATCTGCATCAGTTCCAAAAGTAAGTTTTGCATCATCAGCAAATTCAAGAGCGTTATCTGACTTATCCCATACAACATTATTTGCTGCACCTGTCAGAGTGACATCACCATCAACAGTTAAACCAGTAAGCGTTCCAAGAGAAGTGATCGCAGATTGAGCAGCACCCGTAACCGTTGCAGCACTTCCTGAAACATTACCTGTGACGTTTCCAGTTAACGCACCAACAAAGCTTGTAGCTGTTAACGCTCCAGAACTAGAGTTAAAGGTTAAATTACTTCCAGATTTAGCTCCTAGATCACCTGTTGCAGCAGTCGCAAATAATGGGAAACAAGTCGTATCAGATGACTCATCAGCAACAGTAATTGATGTTGCTATAGAAGCTGTACCAGTTAGATCAGCAACAAAGGCACTCGCTGACTTATCCCATAACCCATTACTGGAATCCCCAGTAAAAGTGACATCTCCTGTGAACGTGCCACCAGCAAGAGGCATTTTTGTTGCGTCAGTTGCACTATCAGCAGCCCAAGTAAGTGTTGTAGGTGTTGATGCGTCAGCCTTCAGTACTTGGTTCGCTGTTGGTGCAACAGCAGGGAGAGTAAGTGTTATATCTCCTGATTGAGCTTGTGCTTTTAAACCTGTGTAATTACTACCATCACCATCTGATTCACTTAGCCTTAATTCTTTTCCATTATCAATGATTAGGTGGTCTGTCATTGTGCCACCAGCTTTAGGCAAAGCAGCATTAGCTGTTGTAGCAGCAGCATCAGCAGCATCTTTCGCAACTTTTACCGCCGCAGGAGTAGCAGCCGTAGAAGTAGAAGTAGACGCTGCACTATCTGTTAATTGAAGAACACCAACGGCACTTGTCGTTCCAGTAGTAATCTTGCTGCCAGCAATCGCAGCACTAGCATTTATATCAGCGTTAACAATTGCTCCAGCAGTAATAGATGTTAAACCTGCATTATTGATTCCTATATCACCTGTAACTGCTACTGCTGTTGGGACGCTTGAACCGCTACCAACGACAATTTGAGCAGAAGGAAGAGCCGCTAATTTACTAAATGCAATGGCAGCATTAGCAGCTAGATTTGCATTAACTAAGCTTGCATCAACCATTGTTGATGTAACAGTATTAGTATCTCCAGTAGTAATTAATGTTCCTGTTACGTCAGGAAAAGTAATAGTTTTATCTGAAAGTGTTGGATCGGCTACTGCAAGAGTTAGCTCATAAGCATCAATAGTACTTCCTTCAAAAACAATCGACCCAGTGTTAGAAATTAATAGCTGACCAGTACAAGTACCACCAGCAAGTCCCATCTTTTCCGTCTCAAGTTCTTGTAACGCATCCTGCACGTTAGTCGAACTTAATTGACCATAAGGTGTGAAAGTGATGTTAGAAGCAACTTGCCCCGCTACGGTCTGCGATAAATCGATCTCATTCCAACTACTACCACCGCTATTTGTAACTCCTAAAATATAATCAGGAGGTGAAAGTGATACAACTGGAGCTGGTGCGGAAGGCGTTCCAGCAACATCAACTACCACATATAATCCATCTGTCGTTGCACTAGGAGTAGGTAAATTACTTCCAACTGCTAAACCAGCCGCTATTCCTGCGGTGGTCGTACTAGCCATTTTCGATGTGCTTGCATTAAAAGTTCCACCAAAGACCAATGAACCTTTCGTTAATGTGGTTATTGCTTGCCAAGCGTTTCCATCCCAAATAAACGCATCTTCAGAAACAGTATCAAATAAAATTTGTCCACTAAATTGTGCTGTTGGATATCCACTTTGAGCAATGGATTGAAAGATTGCAGTAGAAGTATTTGATAACTTACTTCCATCAATTGAATCATTACCTATCCTTGCTGCTGCAATACTTCCTGTTGTTATTTTAGTTGCATCAAGCGATGGGATGTCTGAAGCTGAAAGAGTTGTTCCAGCAGTAGCAACACCTTTATTATTTACAGTTAATTTTGTAAATGTTCCTGTACTGATTCCACTTGTTGAAGTTGTAAGACCTCCTGAACCATCGACAGTTAAACCTCCACCACTTGTAATTGCAACAGCACCTTTAGCAGATGTTGTAGCTGTTGGAAGATTTGCTGAAACAAGTCCAGTTGCTGCTGTTATTTGTCCTTGATTATTAAAAGTTATTCCGCTAACTGTTGCTCCAGTAACGCTATTAGAAAGAGATAACGCACCAGCACCAGTAACAGTTAGGCCAGCACCAACAGAAACACCACCAACAGCAGATGTAGTAGCGAGGGGAAGATCACTAGCTGCCAAAGCTACCGTTCCCGTGATCAACCCCTGTGCGTTATAAGTAATTCCTGATCTTGTTGCTGCTGTAATTGCATTATTTATTCCAAGATTTCCACTAGCAACATTGATAGAACGATCAAGATTTGATGTATTTAACTTTGCAGGTGTAATTGTGCCATCAGCTATCTTCGTAGTAGTTACAGCATTTGCAGCGATCTTTGCTTCTGTTACAGCGTTACTAGCTATCGCACCAGCATCAACAGCATTATTAGCTAATTCACTATCGGTTATTGCATTAGCAGCAATTTGAGTAGAGCCAATTGCTCCTGTCGCTAAAATTGTTCCTGGTAAATTATCTGCTAATTTCGCTGTGGTGACTTGATCATCAGCAATCTTCGCAGTTGTTACAGCGTTTGAAACTATTGCTGCTGTGTCAACCGCATTGTTAGCTAACTCACTAGCACCGACAGCATTAGCAGCTATATTTCCTGATCCAATCGTATCTGTAGCTATCTTTGCTCCCGTTACTGCGGCATTAACAATGGCTGCTGTATCGACAGAATTATCTGCTAATTCAGACGAACCAACAGCATTAACTCCTATCTGTGCAGACGTAATAGAATTACCAGTTATTTTTGCCCCAGGAATATCACCATCACTAATATTTAATTTTGCATAAACTATCTCTCCATTATTAATTTTTACATTGGTAATTGCATTACTAGCAATAGCAGCAGTATCAACAGCATTATCCGCAAGTTCAGACGCACCAATGGCATTGGCAGCTATTTGTGTTGCTGTAATAGTATTATTTACTAATTTCGCACCTGTAATTGTAGCGTCAGTTATTTTTACAGCAGTAACGGCTCCGTCAGCTATCTTTGCAGTAGTAATAGCTAAATTCTGTATAGCTGCTGTTGCAACTTGGTTCGTTCCTAATGTCCCAACTTTTGCACCAGGAATTGATGCATCATCAATTAATGCAGCTCCAGCTTCAATTAAAGCTTTAACCGTTACTTTTTTTGTCTCTGATGCACTTACATCGACGATAGGTAATGGATCTGTTGCTGCTACGCTTCCTTCAGGAAGTACCGTCAGATTACTAATTTCAAGATCTGGCATTGACCCGTGACTAAACCAATATCAATATCTTACTTTCTATTTGCTTTTTTGTTACTACTCTTGCTCTAAAACAATAGGATCTCCACTCTCTTGTAAAAGTTTGTCTGAGTCTTCTTGTAATAAATAGGAGTCAGGAGCACCAATATTTAATGAAATCTCACCGCTAGTAACAAATTCAATTCGAGCTTCTATCTCACTTGTTGCCGCTACATTTAAAGCAGCATTTGTCACAACACACTTGCTTTCGTAATAAACAGTTTTTTTCTTATCTGCTGGATCTCTGTAAATATAAAATCTTCCATCAAAATCTGATCCTTGTTGCAGACGAACCACTAACTGAGCTAAATAAACAGGCAACTCTGGATATTTCGAGGCTGAACCTTGCTTTGCCGTTTCGTCACCATGTATATGTTCCCATAGACAAGTCATTGAACCTTGTCCAGAAATTAATCCAGAATCATATTGGTCTCTAAATTCTCTTCCCAAAGTTGTTGTATCTACTTGATCTCTATTGGTTGTAATTTCAAATTCTTTTACATTAGCTACATGTCTAAATGAATCATTCTTAGTTTTTATATTAATTTCTTGCTTTGAACTAGGAGCAACTAAAGCCAAAGCATCTGCAATTAAACCTGTAACAGCTTTTTCAAATGTATTGAAAAGTCTTATTCCATCAGCTTTATCTATATGAACAAAACCAGCCCAATCAGGATGACTATGACTTGCAACAAGTTCTAAAGTCGATCCATCAACTGTTGATATTTCTACACGATCTCCAGATATTAACGTCCCTAAAGAATGATCAACACCAAATCTTTTACTTGTTGCATTGACATCTGCTGGATCTAAATCCGTGTTAAATCCTCCAGACGCAGAATCTCTGGAAATAGCAATTTCGCCACTTTGTCCAAAATAAACAGTCAAGACTTAAGAACCAGTAGGAAGCTTGTTTTCGACAGGAGCACCGTTAGCTTCAAAAGAAATATCACAAGATGAAACTTCACCCATTGAACTACTCATTCCAATACTTGTAATAAATACAAAAAATGTAATTGAACGATTTGTACCAACTTCTAACTTAAGTTTCAATTCTGCACTTTCATCATTTTCTCCATCACCGCCAGAAGAAGAAGTCTCACTTACTTTTATTGAATTTTCAAGAATATCCTTAAGGTTTGAACTTCCATCAGTCGATTGATAAAACAATCTTGCACTGCCTGAGTAACTTCTTATCCCATCTTTCAAAGTTCTATCAGTGTCTCCCATAGAAGTGGTTTCTATAACAGCTTGACTCATAGAAAAACTCCAGTTTTGCACCTTAGCTTTCTTTGCGTCACCTACATATAAGGCTCCTGTCCTTCCCGAATAAAGTGTTGACACGATCTCTAACTAAAACATTGCGTTTATTCTACGGTGAATCGAGACAAGCGACAAAAGAACAACTAACATTACTAATTCCAGGTTGAACACTTGTTACTTTTGGAGGCTGAGAATATCTCCATTTTAAACCTAATCTTGTTTCTCCCGTACCAGCATCATTATGTATTTCTTTCCTTAGAAAATAACCCGATCCAGCACCTTCTATTCCTAGTGACCCATTAGCATCTGTAAATTGAACATAATCATAAACAGACATAACATCATCATAATTATCTAAAATTAATCCAACTTGACCATCAGTGATATTTGAAAAGCTAAGATTCAACGTTGCATTAACTCTTTTGTTCCCATAACGCAAATGTGTTTTTGTGCCATCTAAAGATTCAAATGTAGTACTGGGATACTCGCCAGGAGAAAAATTTCTGGACGTTGGCTTGATGTCAGGAAATGGTTGTGCTGTTGTCATTAGATTAATCTCTTAAAGTGATTTTCAGTGCCATCCCATCCACTTAGGACAGCCAATGAGCCAGTAGACGTTAATGGTGTATGACTGCCAGAAATCTCTACTAATCCTTCTTCTGAGTAAGAAATAGTCTCGACTTTATAAGCTCTACTCGATGTTACCGTGTTTTTTATAGTAAATAAAACACCGTTATTAGGATCTTCAGTAGGAAGTGTTGGCCTTTTATCAAAATCCACTGTCGCTTCTCTTACACCTTCTGTTCCAGGCTCCCACCAATAAATATCTTGTGACCCTGTAAGCGTATCTGTACTAATGACATCACCATCTTTAGTAATAACACCATTTTGATACTTATTTGTATGACTAGCTTGACTAACAAGTTTAAAATAATCCCCTGGGGCTAAGTTTATACAGTATTGAGGTGCGGTTTTAAAGGTCAAGCCATGATCTACTTCTCTTCTTAGTTTTAAGATATATTTTGCATATTTAATTGCATGTTCTTCAGTAGTGCAAAAGCCTGACATGTCATATTTCTCTATAGGATCAAGTTCCGAACCACCATGATCATATTCATATTTTGTATTATCTATTTGTGCTTGAGACAAACCAGACTCCCAACCATCTTGCAAATCTGATAGACCCTTTAATCTAAGCATTACAGATTTTGTTTCTGCAAAAGCATTTTCTTTTTCTTTTCGATACAAAACATTAGCCTTAAATAATTGTTTTTCTTCTGGTGATAAGAATGAAACCTGTAAATCTTTTATATTTCCATCGGTAAACAAGGTTTTAATATCTATTTTTGCTTCGTAATCAATTTTATGATCATCTTTCTTGTATGGAACTGCTGGAATTAAATTAAACTTTCCTCCAATTACTGTGAAATCTAATAAATTAAATGTTGCATGTTCATATAAAAATTCTCTTATATTAATTTTATTACTAATAACTCCATCCCAAGTAAAATTATTAAATTTGCAAAACTTAGCTCCTTCTGTCATATCTCCTACAGCACTTACACCAACTAACTTTCCAGCCCCTAAATATTCATCTGTAAGAAGGGCATAAGCAATTTCTACAAAATTATTACTAGCTTTCTTAACTCCTCCATCTATTAAATCAGTGACTTTAATACCTTTCTTAAAGTAGGCAGATAGCTGAGTAAAGTTTGTCCACTCTTTTGCACTGTTAATTCTTATCCCACCTATAGCTAAATCCATATAAGAAGCAGGATTCGCAGGTTTAACTATTTCATTTACATAAACTATTTCATGTTCAGGCCCGTCTTGATGGCTTTTTTGTTCCATGCCAGGAAATTGAACATAATCAGCTATTGCATCAGCAGGGTTTAAACTCTTTGAAAAAAGACTAGAACTTTCTTCTTTATCTTCAATTTTAGTAATTGTTAAATTAACAGGACTGCCAAAAACTTTATAACTACCGTCTGCGTTTGTATCAGAAGGTAATCCAGAAGGTCTAGCAATCGTTACGATATCGCCAACCTTATAACCAGTACCTCTATTAACAATGTTCCAACGTGCAACCCAATCTTTCCAAGAACTCCATGAGATACGAAGGTCTACTGTTAAACCTGTACCTGTTCCACCTGAAGGAGAAACAGTATTGTTATAAAAACCACCAGGCATAATTAACTCCTAAACATAGATAGTAAGGTTTGTATCAGGTCGTTCAATCTTATAATAAGCAACTTCTCTAGGATTACTCTCACCATTAGCAACATCTACTGGTTGTTTATCAACAAAAGGATCTTCACCGTTGACAGGATCAATTTTTAATTTGTAAGTATTATTTAAATCACCCTCACGTCCAACAAGAGTAATTTCTGATTTTGCTTCTATCTCTATATCATAAACAGATTCACCAGCCTCGCCAAAGTACACACCAACCTCCTTGCCACCAACGTAGGCGACCCAAGCCCATTCATTAGCAGCACCTGGAAGGCCATAGCTTTTATTTAAAGAAATAAGAGTTTCATTATGATTACTTGAAGTTGTGTCGTAGTTATAAGAAACAGGAGTGTTGCTTACGGGTGGCCCTTCATAAATAGGCCCATATTGAACAAAACCTACTTGAGGATTTGACCCTTCTGCAATGCTGCTACTTAACTCACCAACAGGCCCATTATCTAAATCAATTTCTCTGTTATAAGATTCTATCCATTCAGGATTTGATACGTCATCATGGGTTAATTGCAAATCATTTATTCCAGCAAATTCAACAACAAATGTTCCATAATCTTGTGTTTTACAAGCAAAACACGGCTCGTGATTTCCTGTTTGCCAACTTGTAGTTAAAGTTGCATTTAATAAATTAAACTTTTGATTTATATATTTAATTACAACATTATTACCATTATAAGGTTTAAATCTAAACTCAAATTGACTATTAGTTTCCATCCCCATTCCAGGGTGAATAATTTTTATATAATTATATTGAAAAGCTGGTGAATTTCCTCTTACACAAAAAAGACCACTATGTTCATTTGCTATCTCATTATTAATATCATTCCATACGCCATTACTACCAGCAGTACGAACCTGTAATTTAAAAAAAGAATATCTTTTTATATATAAATCAATCGTTCCAGCTTGAAAATTACCTTTATCTTCAAAAATACCATCAAGAACAGATTTGTCTGGGATTGTATTCATATTGGCTCCTCGAATATGCCCAAAAACTTTTGATTTAAGTCCTATTTCTGTAATTGAACAAGGTCTGCTATTTGTAATAGTTGCCATCGCAACTTTCTGAAGTATTGGGTTCCTAAATGCTTGTGCATAAAATGGCCCAGTAATATCAGTCATCTCTTGAAATTCTCGATAACCATCTTCACTTCCTACCCTTACTTCTGCTGTTGTCCATCGTGGAATATTTCCATGACCATTCCTTAAATTAGCAACCATAAACGGGGTTAAAGCAGCGTCATAATCGATAGAGCTAGGCTCAACTACTTTAAAAATATATTTTCTTTCAATACCTGAATACAAAGGCTCGTCTTGTCTCCAAGGTGTTCCTTCTGGAGCCTCTGTTAAAGTGTCTTCAATATCAGTACAAACAATTAAACCGTCACCAGCCATATACATTTCACCAATAACAATATTGGCATCTATTTCTTCTCGGATAGAACGTACCATTGATATAACATCTTCTACTCCATGAGGTTTTGTTCCCACTTTCATATTGTCAACATAATCTTGGACATTTTCTAAAATCTGATATGCAACCGTATTCCCTTCAACTGTTGGAGTGTTGTTAGCAAAACCAACAAAACCAGCTCTTGTAGGCCAAAAGGTATTTATTTTTTTACGTTTAACCCATAATGCTCGTATTGCTTTTTTATCCATACCCTTAGTTTCAAAAACAAATTCATAAGGGAGTTTTACGACATTTGCATTTGGCATTGGACTATATAGACCAAAAGTTGCCTGTGTTGTTGGGTTTCTAGTTCCACTAAAAGCTGCAACTTTTAAATCATTAGGAACCCCACCTGTTAAAGAAGGAATAGTTCCTGCTTTCCAAGTGTCTGTAAAAACATCATCTGGATAAGGGAAAGGCATCCCTACTACCTCAGACTCCGTATATCTATCGGTATCTGAGATTCTATTATTTTTATTCATCTCATTAGATTTAAAAAATAAATCTAATTTTTTCTTGCTATAAGTTGATAATAAAAGATCTCCAATAGCGTAACCAGAGAAATCTGGACGAGAACCAATCGCATCATCTATCTCCCCAAGAGAAAACATTACGATTGCTTTTAATTGTTGAAAACGACCAAGACTTAAAAGTTGTGACCATAAAAGTTGACCATTAACTCTTACTCCACCTATATTGTTATTTCTATTAGCAAAAACAAGTGGAACTATATCTCCTAGAGTTGCTAATTCTTGAAGACTATTGAAAGCAAATTGTGGTGCAAAACGCTTGCTACCAATAGCATCTGAACCTTCAGTTGTAACACCTTTTTTATCAGGTTTAGGTTTTGGTGTTAATAAATAACCAATTGCTGTTAAAGCAACAGAAACAGCAATTTGACCTGCTACTGTTAAACCTCCTGCCCATGTTCCACCAACAAGAAAAACTTCGGCAGCTCTAATGTCAGGAATTAATTCATAACCTTCTTTCCTTTTTCCATTATAAGCAGCAGTTTGATCTACAAAAGACCAATATTCATCTTCACTACAACCTAATAACTTACAAAATTCTATTTCCGATGGTAATAACAGCCTTCGACCATGAGGTTGTCTAGCGGACACCAGTTCACCACCAACTCTCCGAATGTTTTTCTGTAACTCAGCCATCCATCCTCCCAGAAAGCAGCCATGCCATAACCGTCATTTGATTTGCATAAGCCAATTGCTCCTAGTTTAGGGGGTGAATCAACTCCCCACCTATTTAATTCTTCAAAAAAGATACTGTAATCCTTTTTTCTTAACCTCCGATACCAACTTCTTTCTGGTTCGGGAGAAGTAATTTTATAATGAGCTAAAACAGTACGACATAAACTTAAGCAATCTCCAGCTCCATGTTTTATAGGATCAGCACCTAAACGATAAGGCAACCCAATTAATTGATCTGGCCTCACCTGTTTTGTATTGTTCCTGTAATAGGCAAAGCACCTACTTGTAAGGTTGTTAAAACACGATTAGGTGCATTGGCTCCTACAGCATCAATAGCACTGCTTAAAAGGATTTCAATTGTAGATGGATCATAGGTTAATGAGGCTGCTAACCATGTTTCTGAAGTTAAAAGCCTTGCTTCGTTATTTGCGTCTAATTTTTTATCAAAATCAGTCGTCATTAAAAAGGTATCAACTCTAATGTGATATTTACTATCTACAGCTTTTTTTGCATAGCCCATACTAATTTCATTATTAGCAAGTATTAATGCAGCTTCCATATTGTCGCCTGACCTATTGCGTGCAGCACCTTGATATATAAAACTTAAATACTCATAACCTTCAATAGGTTGATCATATTTACCATTTTGAAAAGTAGAGGGTTTTAAATCGTTAGGATTACCACCAGCAGAAGTAGTAATCGTAATAAAATTAGTTACGGCAACAAGGCTCATAATCCTAATGAAGACCTACGGCTACGAGAATTTCTTAATGAAGATATAGTACGAGATTCACCAACTGATGCACCTCTAGCAGTAGCAGTTGCAATGATTTGTCCTACAGCAGACTTAGGAACAAACTCTTCAGAATTGAAGTTCAATATAGGCCCAGAGTAATTAACAGTAGTAGAACCTCCTGCACCTCCACCGACATAAGACGAACCAGTGCCAGGAATTACAGCTTCACCTCTAGCACCTGCTGAGTAGCGTTGCATACTTGAAGCCATCTTTGATGCAGGAATTATGTATTCATCCTCTCCAGCCTCTCCTATGACTCCTACAGTTGGTCTTGTAACCATTCCTCCTGAAGAAAAATACGCTGCCCCTGAAAACGCTTTTTTAGTACTTAAACTTCCTACATCTGTTGGCAAAGAGGTTCCACCTGGAGCCACGCCTCCAGATCCAAAAGTAAAAGTCTTGTCAATAGCACTTAAAATTGCTTTTTGAAGAATTAAATTTGCTATTTGTTTAGCAATAGCACCTAATGATTCTCCTAAAGTTTTAGTTCCTTCAATTAATCCTGTAATTGCATTAGTTAATCCACCAGCAATTATGTCTTTAATTTGACCCCATAATTGAATTTGTTCTTCTAATTGTGTTTTTCGCCTTACTCCCTTTTCAATTAAATCAATCGCTTCTTGATTTTCGTCATTCCTTAAAATATTTTTCTCTTTCAAAATAGAGGCTATCTCTTGTTGTATTCCTGCTTCTCTAGTTCCCAGCGATAATGTCTTCTCCAGTTTTTCTATATTGCTATCTAAGGCCGCAGTAGCATTGTTTATAAAATCTTTTTGTGTTTGACCTGTCATTACTTGTTTTGCTCTAGCATCTATTTCTGCAAATTTTGCATTAAAAGGAGCATCATCTTTTCTTGTTAATTTATTTTTTCCTAATGCCTTAAGTTCACCTCTAAGTCTAACTAATTCTTCGTCATCATCAGTCATACCAAATTTCCTAATATCACGTTGTTTTAAACCGCTTGAAATACCTAAAATCTTATCTGCCCAATTCAATATATTTGCTAATCCAGCAGTCATTTGAGTAAAGAATTTCTGCGTACTATTTAAAATTGATTGAGAACGCTCTCCAAATTCTTTTAAATCTGCAACACCTTTCTCTCCAATAATAGATTTTAATCTTTCTTGAGCTTCATTTGCAGCAGCCATTGGCCCTTTAACTGCTTCTAATGTTTTTAAATATTGAGACGTAGCAGTACCAGTAACACCCAAAGATTTAGTTATTGCATTTACATCTAAATTAAACTCATTAAATGCTTGACCTAACTTTGCAGTTGCACTAATAGCTTGTTGTATTGCTGAAACAGCAGCAGTAGCAGCAAGACCTCCAGCAAATCCTCCCATTTGCCCAAACATTCCACCAACACCACCACCTACTGCACCAGCAGCAGCCGTAAGTGGACCCTGACCAAATAAGAGAGGAAAAGCACCACTAATCATTGCACTTTGAACATCAAACCCTTTCTTAGCTCCTAACCCTTGCATTGCTTTAGCAAAGGGATTATTTAAAAATGTCCTATTTCCTTCCGTACCAAAAGAACGTCCACTTGCTATGTTGCTGTACTCTCCAGTAGGAGCAGTAGGAAGATATTGAGGAACACCTGGAAGTTGTGGACCGTATTCAGAAGCTT